TTGAAATATTATATTCTGTAAAATCATATTCTCTATCTTTTAACCACATCTTGGTCATAGCGCATGGGCCTCAACCATTAGATGTAAAGACTGTTATTTCTGCCATTATGCCTCCTTTCTTTGTTTTCGTTCACATACATAACATACTCTTCGTTCTTTCTTTATATGTAGTTTAACACCACATTTGCATCTTGTCCAGTTTCTTTTAGCCATTAAGCACCTCTGCTATAATTACTCCTACTAAAGATAAGACAGCGATGAGGACTGCTAGTTGTATTAACAGTCCCCATAAATCTGAATTCTTCCACCCCATTGTATCACCTTATTCGTTAGTTAATGTTGCCGTAGGTGCGCCAGTAACGACTTCAACGTTATCTGAAACGTTCCAGTTGGCTGCGGTCACACTTTGGTGTATCTTAAATTCCTTAGTAGCAAATCCGTCTGAGACACCAGCGTTGCCACCACCACCTATTTCATTAAGTTTAATGGTTAGTGTACCGACCTTCATTCGATCAAATACACAGGCTCCCCCTTCGGTATATAAGTTACTTAGGGTTAGCTTATCTATCTTTCCATTTTTTGCACTAGTTGGACTATCGATATGTATTCTGTCATAAGACCCGCCCGAAGTGACCATCGCTTCAGCCTGATGATGTCCACCACCGATTGCCCTCATTCTTGAGGTTCCCGGTGTGGTATTTATCGACTGTCCGTCTGAGGCGTTTCCAATTACGTTAATCGTATGCGCCGTAATATTATCAAAATACATAAACGTACACCTCGATTTCTCGATCAGTAATTCGCCCACCTCTAAAAAGGTAGGGACAGCATTCTCTCCAGCTACTACTGTACCACCAATCAATACTGCTGTAGCCGCAGCCGCAGTACCACCAGCGGAAGTATGTGCTGATGAAGGTATCGCTGAACCGTTATACACAGTTCCTACAGATACATTCTCTATTTTAATCTCTCTTACTGGTGTATCTGATAGAACAATTCTTAACGTATTGTCCTCTTTATTTTCCTTTCTCCACGCCATTGTTTGTTCTAGTGTCGGAGAAGGATTCTGGGCAGGAGCAGCATATATGCCTGAATCTCCATTAGTAAAGCTTCTATCGGCTAAGACCGTCTCGTTCACAACGACTCCAGTTCCTGCCGTACCACCAACAGCCAATAAACCTATCGCCATTTGTGGACTAAGCCCCATCGCTCGTAAGAACGAATATGGAGACATCATAATTTTAAAGGTTGTCTTCCATTTAGCTGACTCCTCATTTAAATAAGTTATTTTAGCCAGCACCCAATTTCTCCATACTGCTACTCTTCTATAAGCTTTAATGGGTGATTTAATAACTGCCATTGGAGCAGCTTTAAGTGTTTGCCACCACGCTTTAAAGTTACCTACATGCAATAATAATCCGAGAACAATTAAACCTGACGATGCAGTAAGTGTTCCAATTAAATTTGCTTGTAAGAAAACAATAAAATCAAAAAGCCTATTTGCTATACTAAGGGATATATAAGGGGCGAGCGTAGGGATTGGATTAATATACGAACATAACAATCCAAAGCTGCCCATTAATACTAATATTGCTGTATTTATCGCTCCCAAAGTTGTAGTTATCCGTTTTATAGGAAGAACCAACGTTGGTAAGGTAATACGTGGCAAGCTAAAACTAATCTTTGGTAACTTAATAGTCGGCATTTTAATTTCAGGTATTGCTATAACTGATAAAATACTCTTTAAAAACCGTTGTATCATGCTCTCACCTCTCTTTCAGTAATAGGAAATAATAAATTCCCTACTTTATTATACTAGATAACTCCGAATTATGCAATCTCACAAGCACTCCAATCACAAGATAAACACTTATGACAACCGCTTTCATAGATTATATTCGGATTTTCACAGCAATCAAACGTAATGTCTTCATTTTTAGTTCCTTTTACAAGAATTTCAGTTTCCCTACTTCCTGCTCTATAGACAGTAATACCCTTACATTCAGTCTTCCATGCTAACATATACGTATCCCATACATCCTGTACTGTTGCATCATTTGGCATATTGATTGTTTTAGAAATCCCTGAATCAACATGTGGTTGAAAAGCTGCTTGCATTAGTACATGCTCTTCAGGAAGTAGTTCTGGTGATGTAATATAAATTTCTTTTACATCATTCGGAACATCGTCTCGATCTTGAAGACTACCCCCTTCAGCTAAAAAGTCCATTAAATCTTCTGAATAAAACTCTCGTTCTTTAGCTTCTTGCTCAAAGTATTTATTTACATACATCAATGTTTGAGCCTCTCCTGTCTCCTCTTTTAATATATTCTGTTTTCTCCACGCTAGTGCAAAGGTAGGTTCTATACCTGACGAACAATCAGCTAACATAGATATTGTTCCTGTAGGTGCTACTGTCATACGACATGCATTTCTATAGGCTTCAGTTGTTTGATTGAATGAACTATTGTCCCATGCAGGAAATGTTCCTCGTTTTGCGGCAAGTTCAAGAGAACCTAAATCAGCTTCTCGTGTTACATATTGCATAAGTAATCCTGCGATCTTTCTAGCATCCTCACTATTATAAGGAACTCTTAATTGAATCAATAGATCAGCAAATCCCATAATACCAATACCGATTTTACGTGTAGCTTTTGTCATCTCTTCAATTTCAGGAGTGGCATAATAATTAGCATCAATAACGTTATCTAGAAAATTAGCAGCCAATCGTGTAACTTTAGCTAATCGTTGCCAATCAATATGTTCTTCCCAAGAAGCTGTTGCACTATTCTCTGATACTAATCCTGACGCATCATAACTAGATACGGGTTGATAGAACTGAGCAACATTAATAGAACCTAAGTTACAACTTTCGTTTCCAAGAAGTGGCTGTTCTCCACATGGGTTAGTTGCAATCATTTCTCCAAAATCAGTTATAACTTTATTATCTTTATTAACCTCGTCTAAAAAGATCATTCCGGGTTCTCCATTTCTCCACGCACCATCAACAATCTTTTGAAATACATATCGAGCAGATAAAGAATCTACTAAATGATTAGTATGGGGATCAACCAATCCGTAAGAAAGGTCGTATTCCACCATTTTCATAAAGCCACTATCAACACCTACACTAATATTAAAATTATGTATGTCTCCTTCTGTAGATTTACAATCAATAAAATCTAATATATCAGGATGATATACTGACATAACTGCCATATTAGCACCGTCTCGTTTTCCTGCTTGGGTTACCATAGAAGATACTCGTGAAAGTGTTTTTAATACTTCGATAGGGCCACAAGCCTTACCGTGTGTAGTTTTAATACGTGTTCCTGCGGGACGTAAATGGGATAAAGAAAAGCCTGTACCCCCACCAAACTTCTGAACCATAGCCATATCATGGGCTGTTTTCATAATGTCTTGCATACTATCCTCAAGAGGTAGTACAAAACAAGCCGATAAAGTTCCTTGTTCAGTTCCAGCATTCATTAGAGTTGGAGAGTTTGGGATAAATTCTAACCGCTCCATTATATCTATAAACTCTTGTTTAAGTAAATCCTTTTCAACAGGTAGAGTAAGGTAATCATCTTCAACTTTCGCAATGGCTTCAGCCACCCTACTAAATAAAGCGTTTCCATCTTCTATAGTTTCTCCTTCATTGTTTTTTAAATAATAGCGATTCTTCGCCACCGTTTCAGCGTGTGGTGCTAACGTAGTTGTCATGTATAAAAATCCTCCTTAAAATTATCCTCGATATCCACAGTAGAGACATAAATTGTTTGCTTTAACCCAAAACGATTCGACACAGATGCTTTCTTGACAGTCAGGATTTGGAGCAGCCGCTCCAAGTTGATTCGTATCATTCCATGATAACTGAGTGTCTCCTGATTCTAAATCTTCTATTCCGTCTTTTTTGCCACGTAATGTAGCTTCTATTTGTACGCTTGCCTTTGGTGCTGATTGTTCTCCGGGCGATACCGCCTCTAACCAATCTGTAGCACTCCCTACTGTTGTATAAACATCTTGCGATAATTCATGACATGCTTGTAATGCCATTGCAACTGAGAAGAATGCGTCTCCGTGTCCCATAGGTGTTTCAGGTGCTTTCAATTCGTTACTTACAGATAAAATCTGTTGAGTTTGTCGTTCATCTTGAAGCAGTTTTAAATTCCCGGAATGTACGAACTGCTCAAATATATGAGCCATCGTATTCTTAGATTTTAATGTAAACGACATAGAACGCCATTTATGGTCTAATCCTCTATCCTCTAATTCTCCACGAGTATTATCTACGTAACCTCGTGTAATATTAAAGTTTTCTGCCGCTTCGTTCAGATACTCTACTTGATCTGAATAACTCCAACCATCTAACCATGATTGATGTATCTGCTCCACTTTATCTCCAATCTTTCTGAAAATAACGAGATGTGATGGATGTCTCTTTTTCCCCACATCAAACCCAGCGAATATTTGTTCGTCAACCGATTCTGTATATGGTTTAGTTGTAGGTAAATTCCTCAACTCTGGGTCTTCTAAATTTTCTATATCTTCCTTATCAAAATATGATTCAGTCGAAAAATGCGGTACTAACAAAAACTCTGAAGCAAAAGATTTAGGTCTTGCTTTTTGTTGTGTTAATAACCATTCTTCTGAGTACAACTCAGGCATTAAAACTCGCCTATTAGGGGCGGGGTCTAACGCTGGTAATACTCTAGATTTAAATCTATCATCCTTTTGTAGCTTTGTCAAGAGGTCACCCGGCATCATAGGGGTTCCTAATACAATAGTAGGTACACCTTTTAAGGGAATGAATAAACTTTCCGTCATAAAATGATCTTCTACTTTTGTAATTTGTCCCGTATTCAAGGGATTTTCCGGGTCACGTAAAACGTCATCTGCAATTAACGCTCCATTAACGTGCATACCTCTTTTAAAAGAAAACAATCCTCCATGCATAATCTCAATAGGCTTATTCTGTAAATAATACCTAAATGAATAATCAGCTTTTGGAGTTCTATTTACCATCATCTCTGAAAGAATAGGATTCCTAGAAATTTCTTTATTGATTTCGGCTATATGATACTTAGCCATACCATCACTATAAGATAAATACAAAACTGACATGTCTCGTGTAGATTGCAATAACCTCCAAACACTAAATGCATGTCCTAATATTGTTGATTTAAAATGGAACCGTGGTAACACGGCTACATAATTCAAGTCTTCCTGTAAACATTGCTCTATATCTTCTGCTATTTGTCCGACATGCCACGCCTTAAAATATTCTGGGTGATCAAAACCTTGTGACCAAATATCTCTAAGGAACTCCCAAAAACTTCCAACACGAGTAGATGTGTGGGTAGCTAAACCGTCAGATAATAATTCAAAGGCTTTATTAAAAGTTGTTACTTCGTTTGATTTAACCATCTCCATCCTTTTGTACTAATGTTTTTAATTTAAAAGCTACTCGTTGTAATAAATCGGGGTCTTGAATCTCATCAATTAATACTGACATAACATCTTGTATAAATTGAAGATTAATTAAACCTTCCATTACATGCCGCTCACCTTGAATACTTAAATCTAATGCTTTAGCAGCATCAAAAGCACGATTAAAAGTTAAACCATCTAATTCATTTACGGCTTTATGTCGTAATGATTCATACTCATTTAGATGCTCTTCTTGTAATCTAGCATAACGTTGCGTTTCAGACTCTTGTACTTTTACTATTGCATCAGCACGGGTGGCTAATTTAGTATCTTTCCACCCGTCTGATTTAATCCAAGAATAAACTGTTGAAGTTGCAACTTTAACATTAAATTCTTTACTCACTTCGTCAGAAATTGTCTCTGCGGTATTATCCCCAGATAAATATAATTCTAACGCTTTAAGTTTAACCTCTTCAGGTAATTTCTTTGGCATTATCTCGATCCAAAAGTTTCACTACCGCCGTAATCTCCGACAGCTTGAGAGTCTATATTCCCTCCATAAGGAGAGCCGTCAGATTGCATTAGTCTAGAAAAATCTATATGTCCTGTTTTGCCATTTTTTGCAGCTACATGGCAATAAGGTACATCTACTTTACCACCTGATGTATTACGTACAGGTCTATGTCTAATTACAATCTCATCTTTGCGACCACATATTCGTGAGAAAATAGCTTCCTGTTCATTAATTGGTTTATAATGTTTATTCCCCTGAACAGTTCCATAAGTTCTTTGGTAATCAGCTACTCGTTTATTCCAAAAACAATCTTGAAATTCACACCAAACAATCTTACCAAACTCATTTTTCATATCTTCTTCTGTTACCCCTTCAGGTAATTTATCTTTATATTCCAGTCTCTCATGATATGATTCATTAAATTGAAGTCTAATCTGATCTGGGCTATTCTTCGGTTCCATTTATATCCTCCTGTTTCTTCCATAGTGCAATACAAGCAGCGTCTGCAAAGTCTTGCTCTTTAAATACTTCGCCCCACTTGTCTATTGCATACTGTTTAATTTCTTTTTTTGAACAGTTTCCTTTTCCTACTATCTGTCGTTTCCATTTTGTATTATCAACATAACAACAATCGATGTCTAGTATATCACACACAAAACGGACAACCCCAATTACTGAAGCAATAGAAATAGTTGCTTTAGGATTCTGGATAAAAATCGCAGATTCCACAGCGGCTAACATATCATTCCTTAATAAAAGGGTATGTTTTATTGTACTAAGTTCAGCGAAAAATTCCCGACTAAATTGTGGGAATCGGCTATCAAAATCTTTGGCCTTACTGCCCCATTTATACTGAGCAATAATCTCTTCGTTCTGGTCAATTACTACGCCATGAATTGCCTTACTAGAACAATCTAAACCTAAATAATATTTGTTAGTTGTTTCTTGATTCGCCATATGTTCTCAAGGTTACTATCCTAGAGACGGCATCATAAGCTGATTTATAAGCATTTAATACTCCACCCATTTTCTGGTGTAAAGCTGCTTGTTCTATAACTTCTTGGCGTAGTTCTTTTAATGAAGCGTATCTACTTAATGCTGCCCCTCTGACCTCTTCTCTAGTTAATTTTTTATGTCCTTCTTCTTCTCGTTCTTCTGCTATTCTAAAGATAGCAGTAGCATAACCCTCTTCAAAAGCTGCTTCTAAGGCTTTACGTTTGGCTTCACAATCAGCAACTTGTGCTTCTAAATATGCTTTGTACCCTCCGTAAGCAATTAAGAACTCTTCTAATTTACGGTTATCTTGATTCATTAAATTTGCAAACTCCAAATCATCTCTATCAGATAAATCTGTTTTAAACTCTGGAACATTTAATGTTCGTAATTCATTTTCTGCATTTGCTAATGCTTTAATTGGACTCCATGTAGTCTGCTTTGTTTCTATTTTCATCTTTTACCTCCCTGCAAGCACAATAAAATTCGCCTGTACATTCAAGAGGAACTTCATTCGGAGTCATATTCATAATACGAATACACCTCTCTAATATTTCATCCCATACTTTCTTGTCTTTAACTACTTTAAAGGCTTTCATATCTTGATCATTTTTATTTTCATACGCTACAATTCCATTTTTTAACCCCATTAGATTTAAATATATTTGTAATTGTATAACGTGTTCAGGTTTGGGTTGATCAATTAAATTTTCAAACCCTCGTGCATTGATAGTTTTCAATTCTACTATTGCTCGATCTGTATCTTTATATCGTATTAAAAAGTCATATCGTCCTGAAATAGGTGGATTATCAAACTTTAATGTTTGTTCGGCAGCTAGGAATAATCCTGCTTTCCTTAAATATTTCTCCATTCTAGTTTCAAACGCCCCACCAGTATCAAAAATACGTTGTGTTTGTGGGGTTACTTTCTGTGCGGGTAA